ATTTAAAGAGTTAGGTTTACCAGCATACACTCCAGCACAGTCGAATAGAGTATTTAGAGATGTAATTAGTGGTTATACAGGAAGTGGTGAACCAATTTACACAAGAGAAACCAAATACAAAGTTGCTGGAAGTGGTATCTATCATGGTCAACCAGCTAAATATGTTACAGGAACAATGCCAATAAAATAGTAAAATTTATGGAACAAATAGAGCAAATCAATATTGAAACTCTAAAACCATACACAAACAATGCAAGAGTTCATAATAAAAAACAAATTGGTCAGATAGCTGATTCAATTAAATCTTTTGGTTTTAATAATCCAATTCTTATAGATCAAGAAAATAACATTATAGCTGGACATGGGAGAGTTGAGGCGGCGAAACAATTAAACATGGAAACAGTTCCAACTCTTAAAATAGAACATTTATCAGAAACAGAAAAAAAAGCATATATATTAGCTGACAATAAAATTCAATTAAATTCTGATTGGGATAGTGAACTGTTAAGAGAAGAAATAGCTTGGTTAAATGAAAACAATTTTGATTTAACAAAAACAGGGTTCTCAGAAAATGAGTTAACCAGAATCAACAAAGAACTAAATGATTTTTATTCTAACAATGTTGACAAGTTAACATATGAGCCAATAAACATTAAGCCACAAGTTAAAGAATTATATGATGATAAAAAAACAAAAGATTTAATAAAAGAAATAGAAAATAGTAATATTTCAGAAGAATTAAAAAAATTACTTACAATTGCAAGTTATAGACACACAATATTAAATTTTGATCAGATTGCAGAATATTACTGTCATGCAAACAAAGAAGAACAAGAATTAATAGAAAAAAATGCTTTAGTTGTTATAGATTTCAAAGATGCAGTAAATAATTCGTATATTAATCTATCAGAAGAGATTAATGCACTATATATAGACAATCAAAATGATTAATTATAACTTTGCTGTTTTTATTTTGACACATGGCAGACCAGACAGGGTTAGAACATATAAAACACTAAGGAACTGTGGATATACTGGAAAAATATATTTATTAATTGATGATCAAGACAAAACTATTGATGAGTATAGAAAATTATATAAAGAAGAAGAGATTATTGTTTTTTCAAAGGAAAAAGCATTTGATATAACACCAAAACTTACAAACATGAAAATAATGAAAGCAATAGTTTATGCCAGGAATTATAATTTTGTCATAGCAGAAAATCTTAAATTAGATTACTTTTGGCAACTTGATGATGATTACAAGAGAATTGAATACTCAAGTAATGATCAAAACCAATATCAAACAAAAAATAATGTAGTAAAGAACTTAGATAATGTTTTAAATGTTATGATTAAATTTTTAATTAAATCTAAAGTAAAAACCATAGCAATGGCACAGAGTGGTGATTTTATTGGTGGAACTAAAGGAACAATGGGTAGATTGATAGGAAAAAACCAGTTCAGTAGAAAAGCAATGAACTCTTTTATATGTTCTACAAAAAATCAATTTAAGTTTATTGGTGAAATTAATGAAGATGTTAATTCATACACTAAACTTGGAAATCTTGGTGATCTGTTTATTACAACACCAAAACTAAGGATTAAACAAGAAACTACACAACAAAATGGTAGTGGTTTGACAAATACCTACAAAAAATTAGGAACATATGTGAAATCATTCTTTTCAGTAATGCTAAATCCAAGCTCTATAAAAATAAATCAAATGGGAGAGTTAAGAAGATTGCATCATGCAGTTCATTGGAAAACAACTGTTCCTGAAATAATTAGTGATTCATTTAAGAAATAAATCGGAGTTATAGTGAGCGATAAAATAAAAAGATCAAGAGGTAGACCAAAACATGAGGTAAATGAGGACAATCAAGAACTTGTAAGGAATCTTAGTGCAGTTGGAACTACACATGAGGACATAGCCTTAAAGATTGGAATTAATGCTGATACCCTGGTTAAATACTACAAAAAAGAATTAGATGAGGGCAGAATAGATGCAGTTAGTGCTATGGCAAAATCATTATATAAAGCTGGTATGAAAGGTGATATCAGGGCAATGATGTTTTATTTAAAAACAAGAGGTGGCTGGAAAGAAACAGACAGACATGAAATTACAGGAAGTGATGGATCACCAGTAGAGATGATAGTTAAATGGGCAGACGAGTAATTCAGTTAGATTACAAACCTAGAGCAGAACAAAAGCAGATACATGAGGCTTTGAATAATTATAGGTTTTGTGTGACTGTTGCTCACAGGAGAATGGGAAAAACAGTAGCATCAATCCAGGAACTAATAAAAAAAGCTGTTAAATGCAAATTACAAAGACCAAGATATGCTTATATTGCACCAACTTATGCACAAGCAAAAAGAGTTGCCTGGGATTATTTAGTTCATTACACAAGACCATTAAATGCTTACATTAACAATTCAGAACTGAGGATTGATTTTAGTGGTAGAAGAATTAGTTTATATGGATCAGAAAATTCTGATTATTTAAGAGGACAATATTTTGATGGTGTAATCATTGATGAGGTTGGTGATCAGAACCCAAAGATTTGGAATGAGATTATTAGGGCATCATTAGCAGATAGAGAGGGCTGGTGTCTGTTTATTGGAACACCTAAAGGACAAAACCATTTTAAAGATTTAAGAGATAGAGCAGAGAAACAAGATGATTGGAAACTGTTAGAGTTTAAAGCAAGTGAAACTAAATTGCTAAAAGAACTTGAGTTAGCATCAGCCAAAAGAGAAATGGGTTTAGAAAGATACAACCAAGAATTTGAATGTAGTTTTAATGCGGCGGTAACAGGAAGTTATTATGGAGAGATCATTAATGATCTTGAGAAACAAGGTAGAATGGTTAATATTGAAAGAGATGATGTTTGCAAGACAGTTGCTAGTTGGGATTTAGGAATGTCAGATTCAACATCTATATGGATATGCCAATCAACACAGAATGAAGTTAGGTTGTTAGATTACTATGAGAATCATGGAGTTGGTTTGGAGAACTACATAAACTGGTTAAGAGAAAACAAATGGTTTCATGTAGAACAATTGTTGCCACATGATGTTCAGGTCAGAGAACTTGGCACAGGAAAATCAAGGCTAGAAATATTACAAAATGCTGGGTTAGATTGTAGAGTTGTTGGAAAATTTTCAATTGCAGATGGTATCCAAGCAGTAAGAAGAATGTTGCCTAAATGCTGGTTTAATTACCCAAAAACAAAACAAGGAATAGACTCTTTACGCAATTATAGAAGAGAGTATAATGAAAAGCAGAAAGTGTTTTATGACAAACCTTTGCATGATTGGACATCACATTGTGCTGACAGTTTCAGATACCTAGCAATAGGTCTGGACACCACCAGCCAGGAATGGTCAAAACCATTAGAGGTTAATTTAGAGTGGATTGTTTAAATGAATGAAGAAGAGTTATTAGAAAGACAAAGGCAAAGAGATATCATAGAGCAAATCTATGCTAATAAGCCATCATTGTTAAATTATGGCACTAGGCTCAATGCTATGGGCATGAAGAATGATGATACTACACAAAGTATTTATAATATAGAACAAACTGTACCACTTCAAAATCTACTTGGCACACCATTAGATGTTATAGTTGGTGCAAGTGGTTATGATATTGAAAGCCCATATTTTGGTGACTCAGATTTTGATGTTAATAGAATGGGGATACAATTTCCATTTAAAAATGCATTTCTTCAGTTTATGAAAGAAAATAATCCTCAATCTGATGAGGATATTCTTAAATTTAATTTAAATTTACCATTCTAGGAGGGAAGATGACAGGAACATGGTTACAAAAAAGAGGCGATTGGGTGTCAAGAAAAGAACTTGATAAAGTTATAAAAGAACTTGAGGTGTTAAAACAATCATTAAAGGAAATGAATGGACATAGGGAAACTAAAAGGAATACTAGAAAGCGAGATTGATTCTTCAATAGGTTTCATTGAGTCAGAAACCACAGATGAGAGAAAAAGATCACTAGAGTATTACCAAAGAGATAGCTATGGTAATGAGGTAGAGGGCAGAAGTCAGATTGTAACCTCAGAAGTAGCAGAGGCAGTTGATGGTGCATTGCCTCAGATCATAAGAATTTTTACACAGACCAAAAACTTTGTTGATTATGTTGCAAGAACCCAAGAAGATGAAGAGGGTGCAAACCAAGCAACAGATTATGCCAATTGGGTACTAGAGCAGAACAATGGAGTAATCTTATTTCATAACTGGTTTAAAGATGCCTTGTTACAGAAAGTTGGTGTTGTAAAAGCATTTTGGGATACCCAGGAAGAAGTCACAGAGGAAGAATATAAAGATTTAACTGATAATGAGTTGACACTTATTGGCAGAGATGATTCCAGGGAAATTGTTGAGCAAGAAACTGTAGAAGAACAAATGAATGATGAGTTTGGTGATATTGTTCAAATTAGAAAACATACAGTAAAAGTTAAGAAAAAATCAGAGGTTGGGAAGATTGTTATTGAAAATGTTCCACCAGAAGAGTTTTTAATTTCAAAAAAAGCAACAACAATAGACAATTCACCATTTGTGGCACATAGAAAGTTAGTTACAAGAAGTGAGTTGATTGCTATGGGATTTGATGAGGATATAGTTGCAACCCTCCCAAGTTTTGATGACATATCATTCTCAAGTGAGAAGATTGCTAGGTTTAGTAATGGTGAACACCCACATGAGCAAGACAGTTTAGATGACTCAATGCAAACAGTTGAAGTCTTTGAGTGTTATCTTAAGACAGATTTTGATGATGATGGGATAGCAGAGCTTAGAAGAGTTGTATATTGTGGATCAGAGATTTTATACAATGAGCCTTGTGATTATGTGCCATTTTATAGTGTTTGCCCATATCCAATGCCACACAAGTTCTTTGGTCAGAGTTTAGCTGATAGAGCAATGGACATTCAGTTGATTAAATCTACTGTTACCAGGCAAATGCTAGATAACTTATACTTAACAAATAATGCCAGAGTTGGTGCAGTTGAGGGTCAAGTTAATTTAGATGATTTGTTATCAGTTACTGCTGGTGGAATTGTAAGAATGAAACAGCCAAATGCAGTAGTTCCATTCAATGTTCAGCCAGTAGCTAACCAGGCATTTCCAATGTTAGAGTATTTAGACACAATACAAGGCAAAAGAACTGGTGTAAATGACATGGCACAAGGGTTAGACCCAAATATCTTGCAAAATGTCACAGCAACAGCAATTGCGGCGTCAACAAGGGCATCTAGTGGAAAATTAGAGTTAATAGCAAGAATTTTTGCTGAAACAGGAGTAAAAGATTTATTTAAAGGCATACTGCATTTAGCAAACAAATACCAGGATAAAGCAGTCACAGTTGCACTTAGAGGCAAATATGTTGAGTTAGACCCAAGAACCTGGTCAAATCTTTATGATGTATCAGTAAATGTTGGTCTTGGAACTGGTGATAAAGAAGAGCAAGTATCTAATCTTGGTTTTGTGTTAAATAAACAAGAAGAAATTATAAAATCATATGGTGTAAACAATCCATTAGTTTCTGTAAAGAAATATGCTAAAACATTAAATAGTTTTATTGAGGCACTTGGAATAACTAATTCTCAAGAGTATTTTAATGAGATCACACCAGAGATTGAGCAAATGTTGGCACAACCAGAACAACCACAGATAGATCAGACAGCACAAGTGTTAATGCAACAATCCCAGGCACAAATAGAAATTGACAGGCAAAAAGCATTAGCTGACATTGAGATAAAGAAAATTAAGATGGAAGAAGAAATGAAACTCAAGAGGGAAGAGATGATGTTTGAGTTAGAACTTGAGAAACAAAAATCTGAGGCAGACCTGGCAAGAAAAGAAAGAGAGTTGATTGCAGAGGCAAATTTAAAGGCGGCGAAAGTAAATGCTGGTCTGACAACTAATGTAAACATAAGATCACCACAATGAATAAATATGAAAAAGCAGATAGAGCAAAAAACTATTTACAAGATGAGTTTTTTGTCGGAGAATTAGAGAATCTAAGGAATATGCAGTATGAAATTATTGGCAACTCAGGAAGTTCAAATAGAGAAGAAAGAGAATCAGCTTATTATATGATTACTGCACTTAATTTAATTAAATCACATTTTGAGTCTATTTCAATGAGTAAGAAAATAGATGAGAAAAAATTTAAAATACTATAGGAGTGAGCATGACCACAGATGTGAGTGCAAATAAATCAGTTGTTGACAGAATGGCTGGAATACTTGAACCAGAGAGTTCACCAGAACAACCAAAGGAACAAGAATCCCAGGCAGATGTGCAACAGGAAACAGAGGAAATTATTGAGGAAGTTGCTCAAGAGGAAACTCAAGAGCCAACTGAACTGATAAATGATTCTGTTGAAGAAGAAGAAATAACTGAACCAGAAATTGAGCAACCTCAATCTTATCGAGTCAAAGTACAAGGTGAGGAAGTTGAAGTTGAACTTGATGAACTGTTAAAGGGATATTCGAGAACTGCTGATTATACTAAAAAGTCACAAAGTTTGGCGGAGCAGAAAAAGAAAGTTGAAAGTAAAGAAAAGGAACTTGATGCTTTAACCCAAATTCAAACTAGATATGCTGAGAATCTTAAGGCACTAGACAATGTTCTAGCACAGTCTGAGAAAGATGTAGATTTAGAGGAATTGAAAAGAACTGATGAATCAGCCTATGTAAAAGCATTAGCTGAAAAAGGTGAAAGGGAAAGGCAAAGAGCAAAGTTAAAAGCTGAA